TCCTTCTCGCACAAGTCGTTTACCCCGAACATGGTTCCCCTGTACACCGAACTCAGCCTGTCCTTCGACCGCATACCAGATGTCATCGGAGTGGCCAAATGATCTACATCGGAAGCCGGTATCAGGACACCCCCGTCAATTACCTGCTTGACGGTCGTACCGGGAAGACGCACGCCACCATCCTCCGACGCCTACCAGAGGTAACGGCTCCCCTCAGCAGTGCCCGGTGGCGTGCTGGACTCAGACTCGACCGTATGGCGGGCCGCATGTACGAGAACGAGTCCGAGTGGTGGCAGGTGATGGACGTCAACGACGAGATCCTCGATCCGATGTCGCTGGCTCCGGGAATGACCGTGCGTATTCCATGACACTCCCCGACAAGAGCGTCTTTCGCGGGGGGTACAGGGTCGAGTTCCCGCTCTCATCGTTCGGGGCTGCAACCGTCGTATACCGAAGTCTGGAGATACATCAGGAGATCCGCAAGCACGACACGGCGGTCATCCGCATACGATCACGAAGGCTGGACTGGTTCACCGCGCTGGGGACGGGCGCACCAGTGAAGATCACCTACTGGGGTGCGGACAAGATAAAAGACACCTTCGTCGGGTACGTAACGAAGGTCCATCCGGTTGGAAACTCCGACATGGGCTACGACCGGGACATCATCTGCGTGGCCGCTTCCCGAGAGTTCCGGTCCACGGATAAAAAGACGTACCAGAACAAGACCGCCCCGGAGATCGCGCAGATCGTGGGAAAGAAACTTGGCTTCACGGTCATCACCAAGCAGCACGGACTGCGACGACCGGTAGTCGTCCATTCCGGAGAAACGTACTGGGAGTTCCTCAGCAAACTCGCGAAACGGACCGGGTACGTGCTCCGGGTGGAGGAGACGACCCTGTACTTTATGCCGCTCACGGAGATGGTGAAGACCTTCGCGAGTCGTGCTCCCTATCTGACAGACCGGGGGACGATGGGAGCAGACGGGTGGTTCACCCCCAACATCATCGAACTCGAAGCATGGTCAGGTGACGTGTCGGACGACCCGAGCGACCTATCGGACGCAACCCGCATCGTGTCCGTCGCCCCGGCGACCGGCGTGGTTACTACCGTGACGGAACTTCCGGGGTCCGCGACGGTGAGGAACCGAACAAGCCGCTCCAAGTACATCCGACATCCGAATGGGCCAGTGGCCCACAGCCGTGCCGACGCGAAGTTGCTGGCCAAGGGGGCTGCCGATAACGGGATGATGGCGTTCGACGCGGTCCTTCATGTCGGCGGGCAGCATGGAATCAAGCCGTACCGGCCCGTGTCGTTGTCCGTCAAGGATCGGAAGATCGCAGGAACGTGGATCGTGAAGAAGGCCGTGCATGTGCTCACCAAGGGAACCTACGAGATTTTCCTGACCGTGTCCTCGGACTCCATCGATGGCACCAGCCGGACCGCGTCCAAGAAGAGCAGGACCCGAGACATTGGAACGGAGGCCGCGCAGGGGTTCTCCCCGGATGCCGGAACTGGCTCCCGTCTCCGTTCGGTGGGCACTGGGTTTGTCATAGGCAAGATCGGTGCCGGTGGGAAGACCGGCAAGTGGGTGTCCTCTTAAGGTAGTCGCACTGTCGTAATACTTGGAGAATAGGGACATGAAGACTATTAGTTTTCCCTTTCGGTTTGACGGGTTCGGCAAGGTGGCAGCCACCTCGGACATGCCGCGTATATGGGCAGACCGTGTGCGGTCAGTAATCAGCACTTATCCCGGAGAGCGGCTCATGCGGTCCGGGTACGGTACGGCCCTACCGGACGATCTCTTCGACTCGGTGAGCACGGCACCCGAGTTCATCGACATTCAGGTAGCCAATGCGTTCTCCGAGTGGCTCCCGGACGCGTCACTCAAGGGCGTCACCTTCGTAGGGTCGGGAGAGAACGAGATAGAGATGCAAGTCAACTACTCGGTCCCGACGCAGGATCTCGACTCCGACTCCGTGTACACCATCACTATCTAAGGACCCTCAGTGACTGATATCCCGTTTCAGGTTGACTACACGTCACGTGACTACGCATCCCTGCGCGACGACCTGATCCTTCGCGTCCAGTCGTCGGTGCCCGAGTGGAACTCGACAGATCCCTCAGACTTCGGGGTGGCCATGGTCGAGGCGTTCGCGTACATGGGCGACCTCATGTCGTACTACATCGACCGCGCAGCCAACGAGAGCGCCTTGGCCACCGCCACCCGGCGTGCCAGCGTTATTGCGATCTCCCGTGACCTCGGATACGAGCCAAGCGGCTACACCCCGTCCATGGTCACGGTCACATTCACCAACACGTCTGATACCTCGCTTACCGTCCCGGAGCGGACCGTGGTCACGGCGTCCGTCGAGTCGGGTGACGCCCTCCTCGACATCCCCTTCGAGACCACCACCGATGTCACCGTTCCCGCAGATGGCACGGCCACCGTGTCATGCATGCAGGGTCAGACACGTACCGGGGACACCGGGTACGGCGAGGTGCTCGGGGTGTCGAACGGGTACCCGTACCAGTCGTTCGACCTCCCGGACAGCAGCGTGGTCAGGGAGTCGGTCATCGTGTACGTGTACGACGGGGTCAACTTCTACCCGTGGGTTCAGGTTCCGCACATCGCCGACTACGGATCGAACGCCCGAGTGTTCCGCGTTCTTGACGATGGGTACCAGACAGTATCAATAGACTTCGGGGACGGAACATCGGGACTCGTACCGTCAGCCAGCCACGTCATCTTCGCGGAATACCGGGTCGTGGACGGCACCAATGGCAACGTCATCGCTGGAAGCATTGATGAGATCACCACGGTTCCGGGACTCACTGAGGGACAGGTGGCCGTCCTCAGCGGCTCTCTTACGGTAACGAACAACGACGCGGCTGTTGGTGGGTCCGATCCCGAGGACTTGGAGTCGATACGGTTCAACGCATCGCAGGCATACCGGACGAACACCCGAGCGGTGACGCTGGAGGACTACCAGAACCTTGCCCTCGGCATCCCCAACTGCGGCAAGGCGAGCGCCATGTCGGTAATCCCCGGCAACGTGCTCGTGGTCATCGCCCCCGACCGAGGTTTCGGCGGTGCTGAGGAAAACCCCGGATTTGAGGAAACCAGTCCGGGAGTGTGGACGGCCACGACGGAGTTGACCGACGTACAGTCGCTAGTGCTTGCACGTGTGGAAGCGAACGCCCTTGCCGGGTCTACGACGACCATCGTGGACCCGGTGTACTCGTACCTGACCATCGAGGTGTCCGTGGTCGCGCTGCCGTCGGTCCGGCAGTCCGACGCGGAGAAGATCATATCTCAGGCAATCGTGGAAAAGTTCGACTACTCCAGAGTCGGGTTCGGGGCGACCGTGTACGAAAACGACATCGTCACGCTGATCTCGTCACTCGGTGTCGTGAACGCCATCACCATCGACAACCTCAGTCGTACTGCTGACGCCCCGGCTGTCGAGGACGTCATCGGAGACTACGACGAGGTCATCCTGCTCAAGGAGGCAGACCTCACCGTCGTCGTTACTGGCGGTGCCTCGGGATGATCTACCGAGCGATTGTCCGGGACAGTAGGGACCCATCCGGGAAGGGCCGGATAAAGGTGTCCATACCGTCCCAGACCGGGACGTCGGCAGGGGACTGGATCTGGCCAGTGGTGTCGTCCGGGTACATCGTCACCCCGAAGGCCGGGGATCAGGTCTGGGTCGCGTACGAGAACGGCGACGTCGAGATGCCGGTGTGGCTCGGGGCTACCAAGGCCCGACCGTCCTACGATGACCTCATCGAGCGCATCGAGGCCATCGAGGCATGGATCGAGGCCCACTGAACGGGTTAAGGCAGACCTGATCTGACTTTGCTTTCACAATAGGTATTGACGAAAGGAAGTCATGGCGGCTGTGTATCCGGGCGCGGTACGCGTCTACGAGTCGAAGACTGACCTCGTAGATCTCGTGATCGCGGATCATGTCAACCTCCTGCAAGACGAAGTCACGGCTGT